CATTGTGCTAATGGTTTACTTGGAGGCATTTTGTTTGTATAACTATATGGTGTATCATATTTCTTTTTAGTACCGCTTACACCTTTATCTTGAAACATACCGTAATTTTCCATTTCAAACTCTACAGATATAGAATTAGGCATTTCTTTTACATTACCCCTAATACTATTGTAAAGTTCTTTAGAAACGTTCTTACGCCCTTTAGTTAACCTTGTGCGTGATTGTTGTATAACAAAGTTTTTAAATGCTTCTAACGCTGCTTGTGTTTTTGTTAACTGCATATTGTCATATCGTTTTGTACTACTACATCAAATGTTGCAGTCCATCCTGCTAACTTGTTTTCAAACCTATCTACAAATGGTTCACAACTTACATCACCTTGTACTTGGTAAAGTTCTGTATATAGATCACCGCGTTGTAAGATGTTTATTATTCTTGTTAGTAATCCTAATTGTGTATTTAGCACATCTTGTTCGTTATCGTTTCCTACAAATATATCTGTAGTTGCTGCTTTGCTTATATCTACAATGTCCATTGCAAGGATAGAAATGTTAAATGTTAGTGTTTTAGTTCCTACTGTTGTGTTGTTTACTATAATATGTGATAATGGGAATATAGTTTGCTTGTTAAGGTCTACATCATCTAAACTTCCAAATGTAACTGTATTAACAAATGGTTCTGCTGCAAGTGCTGTTTTTAATTCCTTTGTTACGTTGTAAAAACCTTTCATCGTTTTTTAATTAACTTCTTTTCTAATTCTACTTTATCTTTTTCAAATGCTAAATACATTAAACACTTGTGGATGTTAAGCTGGGTAACCGTGTCAAACTTGGTAGCATCTCCTTTAGCAATACCATACACCGACTGATACCAACCCCACTTTGATCCAAAACTTCCTTCTGCTGAATAGTCAGTTTGTTCGGTAACTCCTTCTGTAAATAGTTCAGGATAGTTTGTGTTAACTCGTTGCTTAAATGATAAAAAAAAACCATAGCACCAAACACAATATCTAAAGGCATACGCTTTAGCTTGTCGTTCATACCATTGTATTCTTCTATGTTGTACTTCTTACCTTTCTGAAATTTAATTGGCCTGTATAATACGCTCATTGCTTTGTGCATATTATCCCACTTACCCAAGTTTTCATCTAAATCTATAAACTCACCTAATGACATATCATCAAGTACAGGTATAAATCCATACTCTACATTGCCTAAAGTAAACGTAGGTGTTAAACTATGCTTCTGGTCAAATATCTTGTTCAGGTGTACAACTATCTCTTGTACTGATTTGTATTTAATGTTTGCAACATCCTTTAAGTTGAGGTTACAAAATATCTCTACCATCTTTTGAAGTAAGAATGTAGATTCTTTATTTTCTTCTGTATTTAACTTTTCAAATCTTTGGTATTGATCTAAAGTTATTTCTTTAAGTGATTCAGGTACGTTTATTTCAACTTTCATTTCTGCTACCTAATTCCAATCAAACCAAATGAAAAAACTATTGCTTTAATATAAACCTTTTATATGAATATCTATATGCTTCTTCTATTGTATTTTCCAGATGTATGCTGTTTTGTTTGTACAGCTTCTTACCTTTTAGTATTTGCCCTTTATAGTCTATATCTAAATAAACATCAGAAGCTCTACCACCACGTTTAGATGGTCTTTGTACTATGTATATCTTTTCGTACCAACACGCTTCCATAATTTTAAAAATATCCTGCAATTTTTTCTGTTATATCATTTGCCCACAATATAAAGAATAAAAAGAAATACATTGATGCCATTGCTAATAATGCAAACAACATACCGCCTCCTAATATCCTTATTGTGTTCTTTCTGTTTTCTTTTTTTGTTAATTGTTTTACCATTAAATATTCTATTTTGTTTTCCATATTAATGTATTTTAATTAAACCTAACCCAAACTCATTTGCTACATAGTTTATATGTTTTTGGGTTGTTACGCTCCACCATCCTAATTGTATAAGCTGCGTTCCTTCTATTGTTGCAACGTGGGTATTATATGAATACACCTTGTTACCTTCTACTTTTAAGTTTTGTTTGTATTTGTCCATTACTTTGTTTTAAAAAGGGGTACTCACTTGAGTTACGTTTCATAGTAGACTCGGGATTTTAACCCTGTACCCCATATTTATAATTTATGATCTCCAAAAAGAATCTAATTGTTTATGCAAGTCGTGACTAGCGTTTACAAATTCCCAAGACCCTAATTGTTCTCTATCGTTTCTTCTTGTAATTGATATAACGTTTATAATTTCGTTAACAGTATTTCTAATAATTCTAGCTTTTAACAATTCTCCAAGAATATGAGATTTAAATTCAAAGACTTCAAGTTTTACTTCTTCCCTACTTATTAATTCTAAATTGTCTGTGTTTACTTTTGTTTTCATTTGATGTAATTTTAATTAAACTTTGTTTTACTTTGTAAATATACAACTATTTATTTAATTAACAAATAATACACAATTTATTTTAATATATGTAGTATTCCCCCTTGTTAGGGTTTTCTAATTGGTCTGTTAATACGTACCGTGCTGCATCAATACAATCAGGATGTTGACCACTTGGTTTTTGTAGCTGGTTACCATCTTTATCTTTTGCCCATACATATCCTGCTAATTCACGTTTAAGGTTTTTACTTTTAGATGTTATGTATATTTCGTTTTGGTTCATTAGGTTTAATCCATATACTACTGAATCCCTACCTTTACTTACACCATATACAGAATGTCCATACCCTTGCAGTTCTGCTATTGATTTAGGTTCTGCTGAATCAGCTACAATGTTTTCTTTTATATTAAGTTGTGATAAGAACCTGCTTATATCTCTATTTAACATTCCTTTCTTGTATAACACCTCATCGTATATATAGGCATCGTTCCATTTATACAAAGCTATTAATGTTGTAGGATCAACACTATAACCAAAGTCCATACCATAAGCTAACAAACGTGCTTCTTGTGGTATGTTATCTATTTCTTTCCAATCAGGTATGCATACACCTTCTAAAGAGCCTGTTTCACCAAGTCCATATACCCTCCACCAATTTGCCCAATACGTTGAGGTTTTGCCTTTATCTCTTGCTTTCTCTATTTCTTTTACAATGCTATCAGGTAGCACTTCGTTATCCTTATAAGTTAGTGTTATGTAATCAACATCTTCTTTACCTACTAATTCTTTATCTACCCAAAAGATATTAGAAGGATTGTAATCTAACCAAACGTTTCCAGATGTTCTCACGGACAATTGATTGAAAGCATCAAAGGGTACATTGTTACACTCGTTAATATATAAATCAGTTCTTCTTGCACCACGTAGTTTGTCAGGTTGGTCTGTACTAAAAAACTCTATATAACTACCATTTGTAAAAGTGTATTTTAAGGTGCTTTTATTTAGTTGTATATCCCTATACCTATTTAAACCTTTTAACAGCTGACAGAAGTCCTTAAATGCACCTCTACGTAAGTGTGGTATTGATTCAGATACTACGCTTATTTCTTTACCTTCGTTTTTAATAGCATAATCTATAAGTATAAGCAGGATACAAATAGTTTTACCAGCTGATGTACCACCTCTTACAATACGTATCCTTTTATCAAGTTTACGTAGCTTATTTAGTGCTTGTGTTTTTTGTACTTGCATTAATGATTTAGAATAACGTTTTGGTTATCGCTAATCTAAAAATATCGGTAAATCTTCGTTTATAGTAATATCTCTTGTTTCTCTAGGTTTACCAGCGTAATAATTATAGTACAGTTGTACAAATTTAAAATCACCTTTTTCTACACCTGCTTTTAATGCTTGGAATGCTGCATCTTCTAATGGACTTAATTTCTCTATTAAATTAACCTCATCTGCTTTAGATGGTCTACCTGCTCCATCTCTTTTTCCACCGTGTGCCATTTTGAAATAACTTGTTTATTCAATTATACAATACTTTTTTTAACTTATTGTTAAAACATTCTTATTTGTTGCTTGTGTTGTTCTATTCTTTTTATAGCTGCATCGTAGTATTCTTTATCTAATTCACAAGCTGTTAAATCATATCCTAAATTATGACAAGCAATCGCAGTACTTCCACTCCCAAGAAAAATATCTATTATTTTATCTCCATCTATGCAAAAATTATGCAATATACTTTCTGCCCATTTTACAGGTTTTGGACAACTATGAAAATCCATTGTAGAATCAGGAATTATTGGTGCTTTTATAACATCAACTCCTTGTTTAGAAACTTTACCATAAAATAAAATTGGCTCCCAATTACAAAAACCCACTTTACTTCTACCCATCGCAGCAGGTTTATGCCAACACAAAATCCATTTAGGTTTTTTTATTTTGTGCCATAATCCTAAATTATTTATTCCACAACTAATAAAAATACCTTTTTTACATATTCTGTCTAATTCTAAAAACCATTTAGAACACCAATCTTCATATTGCTCCTGACTTAAATTATCTTTATACTTATTGTATTTAAAATTTAAATTATATGGCGGATCTGTTATAGCATAGTCAAAGTAATTATCTTCATACCTTGACATAAGCTGCATATTATCTTCGTTAGTTATTGTCATCTAATACTAATTGGTCTTTATTAATTTGTTCTGTTAACTTCTTTAAACGTTTGTATTGTATTTCATAAAAACCCTCTAAAGAAACTGCTGTTTTAAATTCTTCAGGGTGTGCATTTACAGCATCCTGCAACCTATCGTTTATTTTATTATAAATTCCGGTAATTTGTGTATCATATTTAATCCAATTTGGCACTTGTTTTATTAAATAAAGAACTGTTGAATGATCTCTATTCATTGTTTTACCTATTGCTGATAACGACATTCTTGTGTATTGCTTTGTAAGGTAAAAGTATATTGCACGTGCTTCTACGTATTCACGTTTTCTTGTATCTTTTGTTATGTCAATTTGGAATTGTTGTTCAACTATTTCTTTTATTATTAATGCGCTCATAATTTATTTTTATAATTTATTTCTTTCTATTATTTCTTTAATTGTTAAATATCCTGATTCGTGTATTGCTTTTTGTATTCCTGCACACGCTTCGTAGTGTTCTTCTTGTTCATATAGTTTTATTGTTTCTTCAAGTTCCGATATATCTTTACCGTTTACTATGTCCACTAAAGCAAGTAAATAAAATTCTTCTATTATTTTTTTATTCATTTAAACACAAAGTAATTCTTTTTGAGGTGTAGCACCAACGGTATGATCCCCCACAATCCACCTATTAAACTGATTATTAATATTTATATATAACATTTTTGCCTTTTGTACATCTAAAAAATCCATTGCATTTACCATATAACCTTCTATTGGTTTAATAAATGGCACTACAATTACATATGGTTTTTCTACGTGTTTATGATATTCAAACAAATATGATTTTTGTATTCTTCCCATATTGTCTTTTATATCTACTGTGCTAGAATATTCCCTTGCCTGATTGTAAGTTAGTTTTTTGCCTTCAAATTTACCATTTTTTGATATTATTTTTATTTCGCCTGTTATATTTAAAATATTATCTGCAAATATAAAATCTTTGTCACCTAAATAAAGTTTTTTGTATCCATTAAAATATTCACTAACCGTGCCTTCAAAAAATAAATTATATTGATTTTCTTGTATATTTTCCATTTTAAAATAATTGTGTTTGTTGTTTGTTTGGTTTTTTGTCTTTTAATCTAAGCTCAGCATTACCTGTAGTTTTTCTTATATACATTGTACAATAATCTGGGAAGTTATCTTGTATCCATTTTATTGAATCATATATATATTTTTTTGTTCTTATTTCTTGCAAACCACCTTCTTCTTTATAATATTTTGATTTGAATGTAATGTAATCAAATCTCACAAGGTTTTTGTTTTTTATATATTGCCTTATGCTTCTTTCATAATCCTCTCCGTGATTTGTTTCTGTACATAAGAAAGAATCGTGTTGTATAATTTTACCAAATGCTGCACCAATAACATAAGATAATTTTTTATAAATTCTGTGTTGCATAAAGTATGGATTAGCTGCACCATAATAACCAAATAAAAAGGCATTATTATTTTTACATTCCTCAAATCCTTTTA